ATTGTTGACGAGGCAATCGACAACAAGCTTTATGAAGAAGCTGGCGTAGTAGTCTACGGTGGCACACCGGGCACGCTCGGTAAGCCTGTTTTGGTTACTGACCAATGTCCGGCAACCAAGATTTTCGGTCTTGTAGCTGGCGCGGTAATGATTACTGAGTCACAAGCGCCAGGCATGCGTTCGTACATGATTGACGACCAAGAAAACTTGGCAATCGGCTTCCGCGCTGAGGGCACAGCTAACGTAGAAGTGCTTGGTTACAAATGGAAAACCAAAACAAACGTTAACCCGTCTGCTGCTTCACTTGCTACTACTACCAACTGGGAGAAGTACGCAACGAGCGACAAGGCAACGGCTGGCTTTATCATCACACTAACAACTACGCCTTAATGGTAAGTTGACTTTAACTAGGCTCCCATTGTGGAGCCTTTTTTATATGAGGAATTTGCAATGATTAAAAAGTTTTTAAACAGAGTGATACCCGGCACACCGCAGCAAATACTCACAGGTGAGTCATGGGATACTGCAAGGCTTAGGGTTGACGTTGGGCAGACAGGTTTTTGGGAGGGTAGAGAGTTTCGCCTTAACGAGCCAATTGATACATCATCAGCAACGTTTGTAATTAAGGTTGTATCACCAATTAATTTTGTGTTGCAGCTTCAAAGGTTGATGTCTGAAACTGGAAAGATTGAAATGAGAGCTTATCGCTCCTCTGATGGTGTTGAGAGTGGTACTTTTTCAGCGTCACCTTACTATTCGAATAACAACCAAATGTCAGGCGCGCCAGCGTACGTTGGTCAGATTCAAGTGTTAACCGGTGGAACATTTACGCCAACCGATATAGATTCTCAAAAGGAGAAGATTGTAGCCAAGGCAGCGACAGCAACATCTCAAGTTCAATCTGTAGGTGGCACATCCGCAAAAGAGCGCGGATTACCAGCGGAGACCTACTATCTCGTTTTTACTGGTGGCGGTGTTGGTATTTACGACCTAATACTCGAAGAGCGCCCATAACAAAAGCCCCGCTGTGATTGCGTGGCTTGGTTTGTGTTATACTGTGACCATTGTCTCATTTGGAGAAATTAAAGTGATTATTCAAGACCCATCAAACCCGACCGCTGATGCTGATAGCATGGTAAGCGTTGCCGATGCGCGAGCTAGGGCGGTTAACCTAGGCGTTACACTACCTAAAGACGACACAGAGCTTGAAGTGGCGCTCGTTAAGGGTAACGTGTACCTAAACTCGCTTTGTTACTATGGCGAGCCTGTGGTGGCTTTTCAAATGACGCCATTCCCCCGCACTGGCGTAGCAATTGGTGCAAACGAATATCCATCCGACCAAATCCCACAGCAAGCGATTGATGCTCAAATCGTTGCGGCTGCTTATGCTGCGAGTGGTGACATTTATACAGTGGTGGATAATGATAAGCGAGTTAAGCGTAAGAAGATTGATATTATCGAGACGGAATACTTCGGCAGTGAATCCGGCTCACAGTCAGGCAAAAAGGTAATCACTCGCGCTAATGAGCTGCTGGCGATGTTTACCTGTCCGGCTGATGGTAATTATTGGGCGCATTTGGGGTAGGTTATGCAAACATACTTTGAAGATTACCAAGACGCACTGACAACGCTAAAAGAAGATGGCTTTGCGGTCAAGCTGATTAAGAAAGGCTTACCAGGCGGAGGTTATGACGAAAACGGCGATATCCAAGCGGTCGAGCCTGATATTGATTATGCTGGCTACGGAATAACCACAAGCTTTAGTTCATGGCACATGAAGGAAGGCATTGCGCAAGCGGGTGACGTTAAGCTGATATTTGCGCCTGAGGTTATGAGTGACGAATACATTACTTTCTACAACCAACTTCGCAACGGTGGCGATCGCATGTATGCCGAAGTGGATGGTGAGTTATGGCGTGTCGTTATGGGTGAGGAAGTAAGGCCAACGTCAACGCAGATTATTGCTAAGTTGCATTTGAGGCGATAAAGAAAAGCCCCTAATGGGGCTTGGCTTTGAGTCAGCCTTCGTCAAGCATCAATAGTGTGTTGCGCACCAATCCCTGATATAAGTTTGCTCAGCTCGGTTATATATTCGACTTTGCACCACCCCTCAATTTCGCAGATCATTAGGTCGCATAAAATATCATTCAGCAGTTTTTCCTTAAACTTTTGTCGTGCAAGCTCATTAACAGTTCTGGTATAAACCGCATCAATAACAACGGGCTCGCTCTTTGCGTGATCGTCTTTTTTGGCAATCTGAACTTTTGGCACATCACTTAGCAACCGTTTCTGTTGCGACTGAGTCCTTACAAGGATTTGCTTTCCACCTTTAAGCAGACTGCCATTTATTGCGAACTCATACCCGTTAAGTGGAGACCCACAAGATTTATCCATTCTGTAGCCTTCTGGCAAAAAATCATAAAGCGGATATCCTTTGTAATTGTTCATTCCGTATTCATATGGCATTTTCATCCCTTTTGGGTTGTTGTTTTGAACGCAATTACTATAACCTCATTAAATCGGTTATACTGTGACGAACTTCACAGTGTTGGAATTAAGCATGAGTTGGAGCAAAGACCTAAAAAACATCATCATTGAAAACAAGAATCTTACTGAGAGGCAGTTGCGGGCTGGGATGTTTGATGCTGCTAATACAATCATTCTTGGGTCGCCTGTTGGTGCGCCGGAGCTATGGCAACAGCCAGCGCCAAACTATTACCGTGCTGGCTCATACCGCAGTAACCACCGGATATCAATCAACAAAATCACATCATTTGAGAAAGATATCACTAGCGAAGGCGGTGTTTTGATGGAATTGCAAGCGGATATAGCCAAATTTAAGATTGGTGAAACTCTATTTATGACCAACCCGCTACCATACGCAACCGCTATCGAATACGGGCATTCGTCACAAGCACCTGACGGTGTTTATCGCCCAGCAGTAAGGCGGTTAATCAAGTTCCTAAACACAGAATTAAAGGTGAAATAATGACATTCCTAGACGCAGTAAAGGCTTTTGAGGATGACTTGAAAGCGAAAGTTAATATTCCAGTGCACAACAAAAACATCCCAACAGATGGCGTGTCTATGCGTGTTGCGCTAAATAATGCCGATGCTGATGGAATGTTTCTTAATAGTGGCGCTCGTGTGATGACTGGTCAGTTTAACGTTGAGATTAGTGAAAGCCTTGGTGTGAATAAGTACGCCATGATGGGTCATGCTAACAAAGTGCTGGCTATCTATAAGCGTGGTCATTCAGTGCCAGTGCTGGATAGGCGCGTGTTGATTCTACAATCCAACCAATCATCGTCATACCCAACCGAAGCACACCAAAAAATCAACGTGATTATTGATTTTCAGATTACTAAATGAGAAAAGCCCCGAAGTGGGGCTTTTGTTTTATTGTGGCAGTGTCCACCCCTTGTATGACTTTAGCCCTCCACAAGCAAGCATTGACATTCCGCTTCTGTTTATGCCGTTTTCTAGGCAGTATTTTTTTAGATTTTCCACTTCAACTTTTTCTCCCTCTGGGTTTATGAATGTATAGACTTTTCTTTGCGCCACAGCATTGTTCTCACTAAGCGTAAGAAAGCAACAAGCGTCTGGCCCATAAACCTTGTTACCCTTAACAATCATATCTTTATCTAGGTGATACTCATTGCCGTCTTTTGGATAGTTTTCATAGAACCATCTTGCAAAATTCTGGAAGTTATGCCACTCAGGGCAAACTGTACACCCTTTGTAGGTTGGTTTGTTTTCTTGATATGCTTCTGAATAACACCTTTCGAGCATCAAGTTCCATCTGCTGTACGCTAGTGTGTTTTTGCCTTTGTGCGATGGCTGGAATTCACCATCTCCAATAAAACCAACGCCCTTAACTCTAGGGTTTAGCTTGTCAGTAACCGAGCCGATCCTTATGTGGCTTGCTTGAGCCTTTGTCTTGTAGCCTGTCGCCGTGAACAGGACGTCAACATCGGTTGCCCTGTTGTACCTCTCAATAACAA